TATTGTTCTGCAATATCTTGGCTAAATGACATAGCCAATGGTCTGTTCTTATCTAGCGCTCTGATAGGAGTAGTAGAGCCGTGATACAGATACTGTCCTGTTAGATACTCAGAAAGTTCAAGTAATTCTTTATATTGTTCTTCGTTTAACTTGCCCTGTAAGAACAAGCGCTCTGCAGCCTGTGCATAAAGACGAGCCTCATTAATAACCTTTTCGGTAGCAAAAATCTCGGATTGAGTTTCTGCAAGGCTACGGCGAATCTGAATTAAATCCTCGCGCAGACCTTTATTTACAAGTGTTCTATCTGCATAGCGTTCTAAACCTTGAACACGGTTGTTATACCAAGACTTAAATCCATCGCGGTTTAAATCACCAAGGGCTAACAAACCGTAGCCTTTACCTAAGATAGATAGCGTTGCTTCGCTAACATTTCGGATTGTGTAGCCAAGGCGTAGGAGTACTGAAGCCTTCCACATATCATTTAAAATACCAGTTACATAGCGCATTGAATCAGGGTCAATAATTTCACCCTTGCGACCAATACTCTTAAGCACACCTTTGTTTGCCTGTAGAACACGGACATAGTTTTCTAGGTCTACCATAGGCAGCGCGTTAGCACCTTGGCGCTCTAAGTAAGGAATCTTAAGAATAACATCGTCATTAGTCATTAAGAACTTACGGTCACGAATAGTATCTAATGCAGTTTGACGGCGTGACTTGTATTGATTCCAGATAAATAAACCTTGTTCGTCAGTTAATCCAAGACTTCTATTAACTGCACTAATTGCTAAATCTTCAAAAGAAACGGCTACTGTTGAGCGTAGTTCTGGCAAACCACCAGCACGCAAGTAGGCTCTTGTATGTTCGTCAATAATTGGTTGTGCTATATCGCCACCGACTAAACGGCGAAGTTGCTCACCAAATGCAGTCATTTCACTAAAAGAATCAGAGTCGTTAAAGTTAACATACCCTGCTGGCTTTTCTTGGAAAGTATCGCCAATCTTTTTAATACCAAAGTTTACAACTGCAATAAGTGGATGATACTTAGTTGGTTGTATAACTCCAACAGTTGGAAACTTAGTAGGCTTGTCTATACCTTTAACTCTTGCTGCTTTGCTTTCAGCACGGCTAATAGCCAACTTTTCAAATACTGGCTTACCAAATGTACGCTTACTTAAGTCCGCAGGCTTGTCGTTAAATGAACGAATCATGCGGTAATAAGGGTCAGCCTCTACTTGTTTAACTAACTCAGTGGCTGTATCTAACTTATCAACATCATCTGTAATACCGTTAGTTGGCACATTGTTTAAAACTTTTTTATCTAAATCTGTTGTTTCATTAATCTTATCAAGGACAAAGGCTAAATCACGGCGCTTGGCAATAAGACGGGCAGCAGCAGCACCAATCTCTTTGTTTGTACCAAGACGGGCTGTAGCAACAAGAGTATCTGCAACATCATCTACTGTCTTTGCTTCGCCAAGCATATATGCCAATGTATCGGCATCGTTAGATTGTTGAACCATTGGATGGTTGCGGATAGCAACTCTATCTGACTTAGCGAACCAAGATAGCGTGTTGTAAAGTTCTCCGCCTTCTTTACGACCTTCGTTAATTGTTCTAGCCAAAGTTTGTGGAGATATGACTTTAACGGAGCGCAAACTCTTGGGCATTAAGAAATCTTTTAGTAACCTATTTGCATTTGTATCTTCTGCACCAAGTGGGCGAGTTACAACTGCTTTACGAGCAAGACCTGCAGCCTTACCCAATTTACCTAGTGGGTCAGTGACTGTTGTAAAGAAAGTATCGTAGGCACCGCTAAGACTTTTAGCGCCCCAATTTTCTTCAAATACTTTACGGTCATTAGGGTCAAATATATTAAAATCACCAGCAGCGAGTTCATCTGGACCCAAGATACCAAAAGACCATTTGGATTGTAAATAAGATAGCGCTTGTCCTGGAGAGATTTCTTCACGATTTTCCCAAGACTTTTTTACATCACCAGTGCCAAGTGTTGTTAATGCTGCAGATAATGGTTGGCGTAAGAAACGACCACCAGTTTCATAAGAAATCATTGCTGCTGGCAACAAGACTTTATCTACTGCAGCGCCTATTGGCTTGCGGATTGGGTATGTTGTTGCCTGTAGTGTTGTTCTAAAAGCGTTACCTGCAAAGTTAAACGCATCTCCTACCCAACTTTTATCATTGGACGACACAGAAGAAAGGTCAAACAACATTGTCGGTAAGCCGATTTCATTGGCAAACCCATTACCTTGCAGTTTCTGTGCTGCGTTTCCGAGCAGTTCGCTAAAACTCATAGTACGCTTTTTAGATACCTTACATAATTACGGAAAGAATTAGATGTACTTGGCAGTTCTGCCATTATTGATAGGTATGGAAGCGCTTGGCGCATACGGTCAGCATCTTCACCCATTGCAGTTTGGTCTGTGGCATACATGCCCTCAAGACCAGTTGTTGCTCCAGTAAGTACATCTTCTTGTGGGCGAGTTGTAGGTGCAGTCAGTGGCACTAAATCTGTTTGTCCAGTAGTGCGAAATGCACGATTACCTGAAGGTGATGGTCTTAGGGCAGGGTTTTGTCCTGACATTGGGGCACTTGTTTGCATGTCGTAAAAATCTTGTGCGTTATCTATACCAGCAGCGTATCTTGCTGGTTGCCCATTAGTTCCAGCACCGCCTGTTGCGGACACCTGAAAGTTTTCGTCTTTTGCCTTCGCCATCTTTCCTCCCACCTAAGTTCGGATATTTAAAATTATGAGCAGTTTTCCACTATCATGCTCAGGATACTTCTCGCCACTTATTTAGAGTCGCTGTACGCTGGCGACTTTTTTTAATTACTTATTGCGTGAACCGCGAGTTCCGCTTGGATTGCTTGAGAAATATGTCTTGCCGCCTTTTGATGATGCCTTCTTTGCCATCATTGGCTTCTGCATTGGAGCCTTACCTGCTGAACCTTGGTTCTTAGGCTTCTTTCCTCCTGCTATGGATTTCTTCATGTGTCACCCCCTTATGCAACTGGTAGTCGTCTTACGAGGGAAGCCTGAAGATTAGGTTCACCTCTTTGAGTCAAACTTGCTAAAAGCGACTGAACATCAGGGCGACCGCCTGGAGAAATTTGTCCTGGAGCCACGCCTTGCATACGACCAGTTTCACTTAGTCCCATTGGAAGTTGCCCACCACCTGGGGGGACCGCACCTGCCTGCCCAAGCATGTCGGGACTTATTCCCTCAGGGGTCATCGCGCCAGGTGGGGGATTCTGTGGTTGGAACGCCTCAGATACCGCTTGCTCAATAGGCGTACCCTTTTGGCGTTGATTAATGACAGTTGATAATTTGTACAAAATGTCTGAAGGATTTTGTCCTTGAGATGCAAGTGCTGGAATTGCTTGAGCATAAGAAGCAATAGCCTGCTTCATTGCATCGCGCAAATCTTCTGTATCAACTTTTTCTTCTTCTTGTGTTGCGTTAAATGAAAATGGCATTTGACGGCGTAGGAAGTCACGAGATATAAGTTTATCTCCGCGAGCCTGCAAGCCAAACACTAATGCACGGTTTGGGTCAAGCCCTGCCATAAGTCCATATTGAACATCTACTGTGTAGTCTTTATCAATATCACGGCTTGGCTTGTATTTAATTGCGTATGGAACACCATTGCGTACACCGCGTAGGTTCTTTTCCATATCGCCAAAAACTTTTTCGTCTACCTTAAGTGCGAGTCCAATTAACTCAACAAAGGAACGAGCAAACATTGCATGGGCTGTTTTGATTTGTGTATCAAATCCACCCATAAGAGCCTGTACACCACGACCTGTAACGATTGAAGAATCAATGTTTCCTGTGCGTGATTCAGGGTAACGGCTTCCTAAACGAAGTTCTCCCTCAAGTACCTGCTGTTGAGCAAAAGCACCTGGTGGTATATCAATAGATAGTCTGCGAACATCTGAAGGTCTTTCAGTTCTAATGACGGCATCTGGTCCAAGGGCAATCTCGCTTACATCTCTAGGGGCTACGAGTGGCGCTTGAACCGCTTTAGTAGCAGCCTCAAGCGAAAGTAGTGCGTAACGAGCCTTAGCAACTTGAATTGCTAATACATCATCAAATTGTCCTCTTGCTTCAGAGTCAAGTGATGGTCGTTGAATTACACGAACA